TAACTTTGTCTCCCCTATTGATGGCTCTATCATTACGACCCAAAGGAAGCTCCATGACCATAATCAGCGGAATGGGGTCGTGCAGGTCACACCAGAAATCCAGCATGGGTGGGATCAGGCAAAGGCGAAGAGAGAAGATTTCTTTACTGGACACAAAGCTGGTAAGAATGAGCGCGTTGGGGCAATAAGGGACTCCATCGCTAAATTAGAATCTGGCTACAAGCCGAAAATAAGGAGAATGGACGATGCCCCCTGAAGAACCCGTATCCGCTCGCGATGCACTTTCCGCCGCTTGGGATGAAGCAGAAAAAGGAACAGAAGATGAAGGACTCGAAGCCCCCGGAGGAGACGAAGGGGAAGAAGCAGGGGGATCTGGTCAGGGCACCGAGGAGTCCGTTCGGCCTGAAGGAGAAGAAGAGGCGGGAGGAGAAGAAAAGAAGGAAGAGCCTGATGAAGGCGGCGAGAAAAAGTCTGGTTCTCCAGAAGACAAGAAGGTTGCTAAATCAGAAGATCGGAAAGAATCTGATGGAGCTGATAGAAAAGAAGAAAAGCCCCTGGAGTCAAACGAGTCTCTAGAAAAGGCTCCTGTTTCTTGGAAGCCTGGAGTACGAGAACACTGGAAGGGTCTCCCCCCGGCTGTGAAGGCTGAGATTCATCGTCGTGAGACTGAGATTCAAACAGGGCTTCAGCAGGCAGCAGGTCATAAGAAACTTGCCACAGAGTATTATCAGACCGTCGCGCCATTTCAGAGTTTGATACAGGCTCAGAACTCTACTCCTGCTCAGGCTATACACAACCTAATGTCCACGGCTGCTCGCCTGACTATGGGGTCTTCTGCTGAGAAAGCGAAGGTTGTCGGAGAGATCATTAAGAACTATGGGGTGGATATCAGAGTACTTGACGAGCACTTGTCTGGTCAGGCTCCCTCAAAAGAGGATGAGACTACTTCCGCCATTCACCAAGTTCTGCAAAAGGAGTTGAAGCCATTTCAGGAGTTTATGGGTAGATTCTCTCAACAAGAGTCTCAGATTACTGAGCAAGCAAATGCTCGGATTGCCCAGGATATCTCCGCCTTCCAAGCTGATTCGAAGAATGAGTTCTTTGAGGATGTTCGGGAAGATATGGCAGATCTTATGGAGCTCGCATACAACCGTGGTAGGGAAATGACTATAGAACAGGCTTACGAAAGAGCCTGTGCTGCTGATCCTGAGATTTCCAAAATTATACGACAACGACAAGAGGCTGCGGCGACTAGAGAAAATAAAGAAGCTGCGGAGAAGAAGAGAAAAGCAGCGTCTTCTCTGGAATCTGGTGGTGGGTCTGGAGAGAGAGGACCAAAGCAGAGGGATCCGAGTGATATGCGAGGGTCAATTCAAGACGCTTGGGATGCTCTGGAGACCGGTCAGCGGGTGTAGTTGCAAGTTCCTATATGAGTGTGTTACGCTGACCGCGCGTGATACGAACTAGGAATTTCCCAGCCTTCCGGCAGAGTTCCCCAAGATAGTTGCACGGATTCCCCTAACCCTTAACGGAGATTTTCTATATGGCATTTCCAAACGTAAGCGATTTGATCGCAACTACGATTGAGAGCCGTACGAAAGTCATCGCCGATAATGTCTCGGACAACAACGCAATCCTTGCGAAGTTGAAGGTGGGCAACCGGATCAAGACCTTCTCTGGAGGTACGAAGATCTATCAGGAGCTCTCTTTCGCTGAAAATGGGAACGCGGGTTGGTACTCGGGATATGATCTACTCCCCGTCGCTGCACAGGACGTCCTGTCGGCCGCAGAGTTTGGCATCAAACAGCTTGCTGTTCCAGTTGTCATCTCAGGCCTCGAGATGTTGCAGAATAGCGGCAAGGAGCAGATGATTGACCTTATGGAAGGTCGTCTCGGCGTTGCGGAGTCCACAATGGCGAACTACGTCGCTGAAGGACTCTATTCGGACGGCACTGGATCGAGCGGTAAAGAGATCACAGGTCTCAATGCTGCACTTCCTGCGACTGTTCCTGCATCACAAACGGATACCTACGGGGGTATCGCTCGAGGAACTTGGGCGTTCTGGCGTTCCAAGTACACAGCCACGACTGTAACATCTACCACTGTCCTCGCGGCGTGGAATACGATGTGGGCATCGTTGGTACGAAATTCAGATCGTCCTGATCTGATCATCGTCGATAACGTGATGTGGGGTGACTACGTCGCCGCTCTTCAAGCGCAACAGCGGTTCACCGACCCGAAGGTTGGTAACTTCGGCTTCCCGACTATCAAGTACATGGACGCAGATGTTGTCCTGGACGGAGGTATCGGTGGCAATATGTTCACGGACAGCGCGCTGTTCCTGAATACGAAGTATCTCCATTACCGGCCACATGCGAATCGCAACATGGTCCCACTTTCGCCAAACCGCAGACATGCGGTAAATCAGGACGCTGAGGTCCAGATTATGGCGTGGGCGGGTAATCTAACGTGCTCTGGCGCTCAGTTCCAGGGTCGCTTCAATGGAGCCTAAATCATGACTATAGGAATCATTGGGGCTAGTGCAGACTCTGTCAAATCCACTTCTGAGCATAGGCTTGGTACACGGTTTACTGACACCAACGGAGTTGAGTATCTCTATTGCCAAGCTGATGGAGACCTGACCCCTGCGGGAGAAGCTGTGGCGCTTGCTATTGATGAGGACTATCAAGTTACCGAGCTTACGACAGCTCTGGCGCTTGCGGGTCATCGGATCGGCTGGGCTCCACAGGTCACTGTGACGGATGACGACTATTTCTGGGCTCGTATCTCGGGAACTTTTCCCATTCGTGTAGTAGCTCAGTGCGCTGCCGATATCCAATTGTACACGACGGCGACCGCTGGTGTTCTGGACGATGCGTCCGGCACTGGTTCGCTGGCGCGTATTGATGGTGTCGTCATCACTGCTGCTGCGGGTTCGTCTTCGGCCTCCGGTGCTGGTCTGGAGATAGACGCGCTCGTAACGAGTGGCGGAGCTTTCGTGGTTGCTGTCTAGTGTCTGCTGCCCCGCAAGTGGGTGAAGTGGTCGGGGGCGCTGGTCGCCCCCGACCTTTTGGCAACCCTCTAAATTTCAAGATCTCTACGAATGTTGAGTCTGAAAAGCTCTCAGAAAACGTAAAGATCAATACAGAGAAGGGGCTCCCCCTACTCTGGCCCTCTGAGTCTTTAAGGAATGTTCCCCTCATCATTGTTGGCGGGGGACCTTCACTTAAGGACTACGTGGAAGATATCCGTGAACTACAAAATCACGGAGCTTATGTCATGGGCTTGAACAAAGCCTATCATTTTCTTGTTGAGAATGACGTCATTCCCGAGTATTTTCTCATGTCTGATGGGCGTGTGGAGAATATGCCTCTTAGTGAGGGAATCGACCCGGGGACGATGTGTCTACTTGCAAGTCAAGTCCACCCAGATGTTGTTGAGGCCTTTGCTTCTCAGTACAGCACTTTTCTTTATCACCTGTATACAGACTCCACGAAGATCGTTACTCAGAAAGACCCCGCTCCGAAGCCCTATATTCTCGCCCCTGTGGGGGTATCCGGATATTATGGGATCTACTGTGGTGCGACTATGGGGTACAGAAATCTTATCTGTTACGGTTTCGACTTCTCCTATGAGAATGGGGATCACCACGCTTTTGAACAGCCCCTGAATGATGATATGCAGATCATTGATGTCAATTTCGGGGGGGAGACCTTCTATACGAATGGCATCATGGCCTACGCTGCTGAGAGATTCGCAGCTATGTCTACAGACCTCTATCGTCGGACAGGTACTCAGATATCTGTATGTGGTCGAGGACTCCTTCCTGCCCTCCTGCTGGCCGGGAATGCTCGTGGTCAGATTGACGTAGAGGAGCGGGAACGGAAGAAATACCGGGATATCTGGGCTACTGAGCAGTACGGAGAAGATTCCTCCCCCGGCATGGATCATGTCCAACTTGCAATGTTGAAGATGGATTGGTCTAAAGGGGATACAGTTATTGATTTCGGGTGTGGTAAGGGCGAAGCTGTTTCCCTCCTGAGCTCCCTAGGATTCCAGGCTCGGGGTGTAGACATCGCCTCTAATGCAGTTGCTCATGACATTCAGTTTACTGAAGTGTGTCTTTGGAATCTTCCTAAGGATATCCGGGCAGACTGGGGGTATTGCTGTGACGTGATGGAGCACATTCCCACTGAGAAGGTTCAGGAAACTTTGAAGTGCATTGCTGATGCAGTTGATAAAGGAATTTACTTCAACATTGCTACAGAGGATGATTGCTCGGGGGCGATGATTGGTTTTCGCCTACATCTTACGGTTATGAAAGCATCAGCCTGGACTGCTCTGTTGAAACAACATTTTTCACATGTTGAGGTTCTCGAAAGCGAATTCTCATCTATCTTCGTCTGCAAGAAATAGGAGAAAACAATGGAAGCAGATATGGATCTCACGAATATGGCGATAGACATTGACCGTGGCCGATATTCTCGGTACGCGGGGGATGATCATCTTCTGCTTCAGTTCTTCATGCAGCCCATCCCTAATGATGAGAAGTCTGCTAAGGAAGGACGACCAATTTTCGATGATGTGGAGATGATCCGCATTATGGTTCCGGGGGATAAGGACAGCATGATCTGTCGCCCCATACATCCTGATGACAAACAACGATTTTCTCGCCAATACCAGTCTTGGAAGGCCAACAATGATGGAGACGTCATCGAAGGTACCCCGCTCAGCGAGTGGCCGGTCATAACTCGAGCCCAAGTTGAGGAACTCAAGTTCTTCAACGTTCGTACAGTAGAGCAACTGGCGAACATCTCAGATGCGCATTCCCAGAAGTTTATGGGGATTCAAATGCTCAAGCAACGAGCTAAAGATTTCCTTGAGGCTGCGGGGGGTGCGGCCATTGGTACTGAGCTCCGTAGAGAGCTTGAAGCTAAAGATGCTGAGCTTGAAGTTCTTAAACAAGCTGTCGAGTCTCTCACAGCCAAAGTTGAGGCTCTAAGTGTTGAGTCTGAGGACGAAGATTGAGCGTAACTCGCTACATCACTGTTGAAGAGGTAGTAAATCGTGCTCTTAGCGAGTGCGGACTTCCCGAGTCAACAGATGTCTTAGCCGACACCAATCTTGCCGTCGTGCAGATGCGTCGTCTTCTGACTACTTGTGGACAAAATCTGGTAGAAGCCCATGAATGGGAAATTCTTCGAAGAGAATATTCCAGGACCACGGTGGACGGAGATTACCTCCTTGAGATCTCAGCTCTTAGTGGTTCTCTGACCGTCGGTGAGACCGTCACTGGTGGATCCTCAGGAGCGACGGGAACTGTAGTGTCCGTCAATACCGCTGAAAGTGAACTCTTCCTTGATGCCGTATCCGGTGTCTTTACTGTTGGGGAAACCATTACTGGAGGTACGTCCTCGGAGACTGCGACAGTAGACTTTGTCGTAGTTTCTAATGGAAACTTTCAACTACCAGATGACTTCGGGTATATGATTGATCAGACCCATTGGGATCGTTCCAATGATGTGCCGATTGGGGGGCCTCTGTCTGCTCAGCAATGGCAATATCTGAAGGGCGGCAATCTGACCAGCCAGACTATCTACGCCATGTTCCGTATCATGGAGAACAGATTTCAGGTATATCCCCAACCTCCCCCGATTGGCTTGGAGCTATACTTTGAGTATATCAGTAGGAATTGGATACAGGACGATACTGTCTCCACCACCTATCATGATTCAGTTGAGGCCAATGACGACATCGTGCTGTTTAAGCCGACAATGATAGTCGCATACCTCCGTTTTAAGTTCCTTGATGCTAAGGGATTCGCGACACAGAATGCTGAAAACGCATTTGCGAAGGCTTACGCAGAGGCTACTGGCGGAAATAAGGGTGCTCCTATCCTCAATGTCGGTATGCGTCGTGGCGGAATCCACTTCTTAGATTCGAGGAATATACCGGTCACCGGCTACGGAGGGTAGGCGTGTCCGCTAGACCTCCGTTCCGAGCGCCTCAGATAGCGCAGACCATTCAGTCTGGGACCATACCGGCCCCAATCAACGGTATAAATTCTCTCCTCTCTCTGGCTCTCATGCAGCCTGGGGATGCGATCTATACGGTCAACATTGACGCAACGACTCGAGGCTGTAAGGTCCGTCCTGGGTACTCAGAGTACGCGAATGGATTTGCCGGGGATGCTGTAAAGACCATCGTGCCCTTTTCTGGATCAGAAGATGATAAAAGCGAGGACCGGCTGTTCGGGGTTACGAATAATGGGATTTACAACATCTCTTCAAGTACGACCACCCCCACTAAGATGTGGGATTTTTCCACTAAGTCCTCAGAAGCGGGGTGGGCGTCATTTTCTCAGTTCGTTAATGATGGGGGAGATCATATTCTTCTCCTAACGGATGAAGATAATGGGCTCTATGCGTATACTGAGTCTACCAATGTCTGGAATGTGCCCTCCATTTCTGGACCCACAAATGTCTTATCCTTCGTCGTTGTTTGGAAGGAACGGGTCTGGTATGTTGAGAAAGATAGTACGAATGCGTGGTACTCAGATCTTGGGACTTTTGCCGGCACTTTGACCAAATTCAACTTCGGTAGTAAATTCAGGGTTGGCGGCTACCTCGTGGCTCTGTATAGTTGGACTCTAGATTCTGGAGATGGACCTGACGACTATCTTGTAGCAGTTTCAAGTGCTGGGGACGTTGTTGTTTACGCGGGAACTGACCCTTCTTCCTCTAACACTTTCGGCGTGATTGGAAGGTGGTATATCGGTGACATGCCTGCGGGGAGGAGGATCGGATCGCAGTACGGCGGCGACCTCCTCCTTCTTTCTACATATGGCCTCGTGCAGATGTCTGATCTCTTATCGGGCAAGAATCCCTTCACAACTGAAGGTAGCTTGAGTTGGAAGATACAGGCAGATCTCCGGGCAGAGATGGCACTCACCCGTAATTCTCGGGGCTGGGAAGTACAGATTCACCCCAGCTTAGCTCGTATTATAGTCTCATCTCCTAAGATGGTTGGTCAAGAATATAGACAGTTTGTGTATGAAATCAATCTTCAGGCTTGGAGTATTTGGGAGAAAATGCCCATACTCACTTCGGTAGAGTATCAGGGCAGTTCTTTTTTCGGATCTTCAAGTGTCAAGGCTTGGGAAATTACTGGGAACCTAGATAATGTGACCTTAGCGTCTTCCTCCCCCTCTCTCATTACGTGGCGATTGCTCACCGCCTACAATGATCTAGGGATGCCTGAGCACTACAAGAAAGTGGAGTTCATTCGTCCGGTTATTCTATCAGAACTGACTCCCGAATTAAGTGTTCAGGCATTCTTTGACTATGACTTGAGTGCAGTATCCGCAGCTTCTGTTTCCCCAGGGGTCGGTATCTGGGGTACTGGACTATGGGGGACAGCGACTTGGGCTGGTGGCTCTCCTCGTACTCGCCCCCCTACAGGAGCTGGGGGAATGGGTAAGGTCGTGGCTGTCGGTATTGCAGGAGCTTCTCAAACAGATACTACCCTCATAAGTATAGGAATTCATTTCAATGTTGGGGGGCAGCTATGAAGGTCAGCATAGTGGCCATGAGTACAGATGATCAATGGGAGTGGTTGTACGCACGAGCTACCCCTACGATCACTCCTCGTAGCAAGGGTATTGTAGCTCTACGAGAGGATGGTACAATACTCGCCGCAGCGGTCTTTGATAGTTGGACGAGAACGAGTGGACAAGTTCATGTTGCTATTGACAATCCTCTAGCTATTCGTCATGGATTCGTACACGAGTGTATGGACTATTTCTTCAATTTTTGTGATCGTAGGATTATGATTGGTCTGACTCCGTCTAACAATACGAAATCCCTCAAGTTCAATAAGAAACTTGGATTTGTGGAGGTATTTCGTATTGAGGACGGGTTTGACGAAGGTGTAGACTACGTTATTCAGGAACTCCGAAAGGAAAACTGTAGGTGGATAAATGAAAGATGTTCCCGCGCCGCCTGACTATGTAGGGGCTGCCGAAGCGACGGCTGCTTCCGATCGTGAGATGCTGGCTGAACAGACTCGGGCTAACCGTCCGAATCAGTTCACCCCATTTGGGTCCAGTGTTTGGAACCAGAATGCAGAAGGGGACTGGGCTCAGTACATAAATCTGGATCCGGAAGCTCAGCAATCTCTGGATAATCAGCAGGCGGTCAACAATACTCGCTCTGGCACAGCCCTCGGTATGCTGGGTCGTATGGAGGGTGAGTACGGATCCCCCATGGACTGGAATAAGTTTCAGGAGTATGCGGGACCAATTGGGGGTTCCCAACACCGACAGGCTGCTGAAGACGCTGCTTACGGATCCGCCACTTCCCGACTCGATCCCCGCTTCGGTCAGATGCGTGAGTCTACTGAGGCGCAGTTGAGAAATCAGGGTCTGAAGCCAGGAGATGAGGCTTATGACACCGCAATGGGGAACCTCGGAAGGACGGAGAATGACGCGTACAATCAAGCTATGTTCTCTTCCATCCGTGAAGGTGGGGCAGAGGGTCAGAGAGACCAGTCCATGGACCTCACTGGTGCAAATTACCAGAATACTCTCCGTCAATCCCAGGTTGCTGAAGAAATGCAGCGTAGAGGGTTCAGTCTCAACGAGATAAATGCTCTCCTCTCTGGTCAGCAGGTCGGTATGCCGTCTATGCCTGGATTCACTGCGGCAGGTCGTTCACAAGGCGTAGATTACACCGGAGCCGCAAGTGCCGGACATCAGGCAAATATGGATGCCTTCAGTGCTGAGCAGGCACAGATGCAGATGCTCATGGAGGGCGCTGGTAGTGCAGCAATGATGTTCTCAGATGTAAGGCTGAAGAGAAACATCCAGTTTGCTAGCATCTACAAAGGTCGATTCTGGTATGTCTGGGATTGGGTCTGGGGCGGACGTGGACAGGGAGTTATCGCCCAGGAAAATTTAGATATAGCGATTCCTCATGAGAGCGGATACCTCATGGTTGATTACGGGAGAATTTGATGTTGACACCAGAACAGGAAATGAGGCTCGCTGCTATGCGTGGTCGGGGAAATCCTAACCAGAGAATTCCTATGCAGCAAAGAGCTTCCATGGGTGGGATGCCCATGCCTGAATCTCCCATGCCTTCAGCGACTCCTGTGGCTCAGTCCGCCCCTGTCGCACCTGCTGGACCCGTCAACCCACAACAGGTCCGCGTAGCGGGAGCTTCCCCTATGGGGTCTCCGAA